CAGTTGTTGCGTAACCTGATAGGTTACCTTGTGGTGTTGTTGTATCTGTGGAACTTGTTTGTGCTATAGGATTTACATTAATCCTATCTTTTCCTCCGCCTAGATATTCTGGTCTTTGTAATCTAGCGTCTGGTGATGTTACTCCAAAGTGACTTTGGATAACTTCTGTATATCTTGTTCCACCTCTTGCGTCTTTTTCATACAATCTTTGTATTTGAAAAGCTTCTCTTAATTGGTTTATTGTTGCAGCTGTTGCATCAGTTAAATCAGCTTGCAAATTAAGTTGTGCATTATTTGGATTAATTGTATAGGAGTCTAATGTAGCTCCATGACCCCAATATCCATCTCCGGATTGTCCTGTTGTTGCTACTGCATATTGGTTATCTGCCGCAGTTCCTCCGGTATTAAAATTTTCCATAAATTTTATTGGTGCTGATGTGCCTAATGGCAATGTTACAGCATCGCCTTTTTGTGGCCAAGGTAAAGCACTAGTAAAATAATCATGTCTTTTACCTCTTTTTAGCAAGGTATAATTACTTGCTGTATCTGGTCCGTCTCCTTTGTCGACTGTAACGCTGTCTTGAAGATTTTCATCTCTAAACCAATCGTTATATATTAAATTATATGCTCTACCGCATAAATTATTAAATGTTAGTTCAACGTCGGTGGGAACACCGAAATAGTCAAATAATGTGCTATTTGTTGCTGTTGTTGTTGTTGTTGGTACTAAGTAATCCGTGCTATCGCCCGGGTTTGTTTGCTCTCCGCAAAACTTTTCCCAATTGTCCCATATAAGTCTATATGGTACTGCAAAAAAGAATGTTTCTATATATAAATTATCCATGAATGGATTTATTGGTGTAGCCAAACGGCCAAAGCCGTTGGCGTCCATTTGAAATGTGTCCCCAGGTAATGCTTCATCATAGAAAATTGGTATTAAATTTCCTGCATCAAATGTTGTTTTTAAACCGTGATCTCTGTTAAAAACTGATCTTTGTATATCTACTTTAGGTACTCTACTAAAGTCTTTACTTAATGTTGATGGAAGATTTCCTTGAGGTCCAAACATGTTTTATTCCTTTTTTGTTGAATCCGATAATACTTCGAATTCTATTATTATTGTTGTTTCAGTAGGGCTTACGAAGCCCTCTGTTTCTACCCATCTGCCAATTCTGGCTAAATGGTAATCTTTTGGATATTTCCCAAAAGGTAGTTCTGGTCGTTGTAATAAGTCCGTACAAGCTCGTATTGCAGTGCCATCTGTAAGTTCTATAAATGGTGGTGCATATATTTCTGATACTTTGTCGTATATTGAATAAATATTTTTTGATTGTAATTTTTCGTTTTTGTCCATTTTGTCCTCGTTGTCGCATAATGTTTTTCATGCTGATTATGGTTACATAATATATATTACGAGTCAAACTTTTTTTATAAGTCTCTTATAAGCTGTTTTAAGCTTTGTAATTTAACTTCTTCTTCTACCCATAAACGGTCTAGATTTTCATCATAGCCGTCATACACTGGCTTATCTTTTTGTCTTTGTTTTCTAGCTTGTTTTATTTTTTCATATAACTCAGGGTTATATGTTTCTTTGTGTAACGGATTATTTAGTAGCTCAAGATAATATCTTGGTACTGTTGTTTTTTTTTCTTTTATTACGACATAGTCGTGTGGAAATACATCTGTTATGTATTTCTTAAACCAGTCATATCCTATTCCCGGTTTTCTACTCATAGTGCAATATTCGTGTTTGTTTTGTGTCACCTCCCCTGTTAGGGGATCTATTTTTGTTTGTTCTTGTGTTCCTTTTTGTTTTTTCATTACATATCTTGCTACATAACTTGCGCTTTCTAATTCGCAATTGCCTATGGTATTGAATCCATAAGGCCATAATGTTTGTAGTTCTTTACTTTCGTATATTTTATATCCGTTTCTTTCTGTATGTAATGTTTTGTCTGGGAAATCATAACCAAATATTATTGCATGATAATGTGGTCTTTGGTTTTGTTCACCATATTCTCCACAGTGGAAGAATCTGATATGTTTCCCGTGCTTCTTTCTCAGACGTTTCATAAAACGCTGAAATTCACGCACATCTAGAGAAGTAGGGACTTCTCTTTTATTTAATGATTCTGGATTAAATGTTAATGTTATAAAGCACGACTTATCGTGCATTTGGGCCTCGTGCATAATACGAGTTGCCCATTGTCTACTATAATTAAGTCTACACCCTACACATTGCCCACATGGCAAATTAAACCCTTTCGCATACGGAAAGGGGCTATTGAATACGATTTTGCCATCTATTCTGAACGCCGTGAGAGGGTGGTAGCATTTCATTATTATATTCTATAACCGCCTCGCATAGGCTTAATGTTATTTTTTTTATTTACTTTCATTGCAGTTTTTTTAAAAACTTTACTACTTCGTTTTCTACTCATTTTTTTTCTATACATATTAGATCTCCTATTAGGTTGGTGTCACTCCACACAGTTGACATCAAGTAGTCAACTGTGTGGCCTATTCCTTCGGCTCTTGAGCTATGGGTGGCTCGACGCTCTCAGGAATAGGGTCTGTAGCTGAGGACGGAGCCACAGCTTCTTGGGATTGTTCTATAAATCCCATTTTTTGTAATTCGTCTTTATTATCCGGATTACTTACAAATTCGTAGAATTTTCCCGGATTGTTATCGAATTGTTTTCTTATATCTGACGGAATTGTCATGAATTCTTCTTGTGCATTTTTCACAAGATCTAATGCTTCTCTATAATCTGTTACTTCAGAGAAATCTCCGTATCGTGCTTGACCACGATGTACGTGTTCTATTATTCCGTTACGATCATGTCTTTTTATTATATTGATTATATCGCATTCCTCTTGGAAATGCTGTTGGGTGAGTGATTCACCCTCTGTATGAAAGAAACATGGCTTATGTGGTTCATAAGCAGTTCTAAAAGGTATTACTTTTTCTAATTTTTTCATAATTCACCTATTATTTCCCATTGAGGTTCTCTTTTTAATTTATTAGTTTTTTGTTTAGTTACTTTAGGTATTTTGTAAGTTTTACCTTTGGGAATCTTTTTTTTTTCCATTGCATTTTTTTGTGCAGCTTCCCTTAATGATTTATTTAAATAATCAGTGGCTGAAGTTGATTTTTCTTTTATTAACCTAATAAAACCCTCAATAGTTTTTGGGATAGCTGCTCCTGCAGTATCCTTAAGGATTTTTGTTTCTTGTTTAGTTTTGGCAGTGTTTGCCATTACGTTTGCTACATTTGCAAACGTTTGTTGTCCGGCCATTCCAACATCTTGGGGTTGATAAGTGGCACCTGCGGGTGTTGATGCACCTCCCATTTTTCCGGCTAAAATTGGATTTAATCCGGCTTTTTTCATGTCTTTCATACCTCTTTGGTAAGAGGTATTGCTCATCTCTTCTTGGAAAGCCATTTGATTTGAAGCAGCTCTTTGCGCTGCTTTATTTCTTTTATTTGCCGAATATATTGAAGCTCCGGCTGCTATTAATGCCGGTATCATTAGAAATGATCAATCAGACCGGGTACGCCATATGTCGGCATTGGTCTTGCACATTTTAATTTAAAGTACATATCCAAAATCATATTTGGATAATTCTGTACTGCTGTTACTCGGTCTACTGGCGGATTTTCTTCTATAAATGAAGCATTTAATGCCGGCAGTGACCCAAAGTCTTGGGCTAAATGCCAAGTGTCTAAGCTTTGTGCGAAATTAGATCGCATTTGTCCTGTTACAAAGCTTGGTTTGTAGCGGTACTCTGCGTACCTTTCTTGATAGCCGAATACTGAATCATCGGCTGTTGTTCCTTGGGCGTAAATCTCTTTATTAAGGATTGACTGTTCTCCAAGGTGGGCTAGGGCAGGCCAGTAGAAATCAAACTTCGTTTGTCTACTAAAGTGTCTTGGTAACCCTTGTTGGTATGTAAGATCTGCGAATACATTCGCTAGCCCTATTATTACTGAGTGCTCAGTAAATGATTTACTGAATTTATGACCCATAAATCCTGTTGTTGCGTAACCTGATAGGTTACCTTGTGGTGTTGTTGTAT